CTACTTGAGATTGCCGGTTGATGTAGATTTTGTTTTTCGGGTGCGCTTGGTCAATTTTTCAGATTGAAAGTTTTCAGCCTTGAAAATTGGCAGCGTTAGATTTTTGAAGTCGATTCTCTTCATTGCATCAAAGAGCGGCTCTGCTGGGAATTCTTCATTCCCATTTCCGTAATTTCGTCCTTCGCCAGATCCGGTGTGCCCTGTTAAAGCATCATGAACGTCTTCTGGAATTGATAGCTCCCGAGAGCGATGTTTGAATGTGTGGCGGAAAGAATGGAAGACCTTTCTGGTGTCAATGATGCCGATAGGGTTTCTAAGGTAGGCATTGAAGCTCTTGCTCAGGCCGGAGCTGCGACGACCATATTTGTCAGGGGTAAGGCTTGGAAAAAGATAGCCATCCTGGTTGGGGAGTGATTTGACATACTCAAGCAATCCTGCTTCGAATAGCCGTTGATGGATCGGAACTCGACGTCTGGATGCTTCTGTTTTTACCGTGCTACCTTCGCCCTCGTCTGTGATGTGGAAATATTTTCCGAGATCTGGCGCTTCCTTGATTTCGGCCACGCGAAGTTGGCATATTTCTTCGATCCGAGCACCTGTGAAAAGGCCGATCATTGGCACCCAATATGGGGCTGCACCGAATTTCGCCAGCTTTGGCGACTTGCCCGTGAACATATCAGAGACAAACAATTGACTCAGCTCGGCGGTGGTGAATGAAATTCGAGATTTCTTTTGGACCGTCGGCATCGTCACAATGACGCCCAATGTTGGATCTGAATCCAGGATTCCGTCACTCACTCCACGTCTGAAGATCGTCCTCAGAATGGATATTTTTTTGTCAACGGTCTTTGCCGCTTGTTTGACCTCTTTCAATAAGTGATCGCGATAGGCAATGACTTGTTGCTTGTCAACCGAAGCGGGCGGGGTGTCCTTTATGAATTTCTCAAATTCAGCCAGGACTCGCTTGAACTCATCTGCGGTCTTGGGGCGGCGGGCGGTTGCGTCACGCCACTTCTCGAAAAGGGTTGTCCACGTCAGTTGTTGTTGTGTTTGACGAACGGCGCGTGGCAGAAGCGCCTTGGCGGCTGGTGCCAACTCCTCGGTTTCAACGATCTCGCCCTCGTCGCGCTGAGCAAGGCTCTTCACACTTTTGGTGTAGGCCTGAAGAAATGCCAGGGCCAGACGCCGGTACTCAACATCTGAAACGCGTAGCTCGAAGCCCTGAATGCGCAGGAAGACCTTGAGCAAGCTGTCGATCAACTCGACACGGCCGGTTCGATTGGCCTCCCGCAGCGCTTGCATCTGCTGCTCAAGGCCCTCTTGTCGTATCTCACGTTCGAGGTCGCCCATGTCACCGGTGCGGATGTCGGTGTCAACCTCCAGTGCATCGCGAAGGAAGGAGGTCGTGATTCCAGTGATGAATTCTTGATCGATGGATGTGATCAGCGTGAGGGGGGCGTGGGCCACGAGCTGCTCATTTCGAAGTGTCTCGAATTCACGCTCGACCCGGAGAGACTCCAGCTGAACCAGTTGGAGCGCCTTCTTGCGGTCCTTGGTACGAAGGGAGAACTTGATCTCTAGACCAGGGTAGGCGTGAAGCAGGTCAAGGGGAACTTTGGCCCGGAAGTAAAAGGTGCCGCCGCGCAGATGCAGGCGAGGGTGACGATACATCTCATCATCTTTCATGTGAGACAGTCTACCGTCCGGTGTACCAGCCAGGTGTACCACCTGGAAACGAAAAAGCCCCTGAATCGCAACTATTCGTTTAGATTCAAGGGCTTACGTATCATATGGCGGAGAGGGCGTCCCCAAGGAATCAAGCATTCATGCGGCTTCCATCGCGATATTGCGCATCTACCGGCCATCCCATAGGCCATGAGCATTGC